TATGTCTAAATGGAAGGTAAACAAAGAAGTATTCGGATATTTTATGAGAAAAGAACAATTGATAAAACACGGTAGATTAAATACAAAATAATCACATGCAGCAAAAAGATATTCTAGGCATACACAACAACAATCTTGATATCGGCAACGGTGGAGTAGGGTATGTGGTAGTGCCTGACGAAAACGAACGAGAAGGGTATATAAACGATTGCTATCTGACTCATAGGGTTACGATACAAGGCGGTAGAGGTTACGGTTTTTTTAACAATGTGATGTGCCCGCCGTATGTAATGGAAAACATACATTTCCCCGAAGACAACGGGTTTGGTACTCCAGTCGTTTGGATAAAAGATGGAGTTTCTGGATTACCAATCATAGTCGCATATCTGACAAAAGAGGGGAACGGATTTTTGATGGATAGAAACCAATATCGTTTAGTTCGTGGAAATGGTTCTTCAAAAACTGTCGAATTTTTTATGGACGGCGAAGAATCTATTTTGCAAATAAGTTTGCTGGGAGATAAAGATAATCCGGCAAATCTTAAGATAAAAGTGAACAGCGAAAATGAAGACTCAATGGTTGACATTTATTGCGATAACCAACTCAACATAACTTCAGATAAAGAAATAAACATAAGCACAAGCGGTAACCTGAATTTGAATGTTACGGAAGAGGGGGTAACGAAGGGCAGTATCGAGTACGTGTTAGGAGAGGGTCTTACTTACACAGATGAATTTGACAACAAGATAACCGCAACGAAGAACGAAATAAAAATTGAATCAAAAACTATAAACTTGGGCTCTGGTAAGCAACCATTAGTTTTAGGAAATTCAATGAACGACCTGTTAGGAGAATTAATAGACGCAATATCGACTATGGTACTGTCCGTATCAATGCCAACTGCTGTGCTTTCGCCGCCATCAGTCTTAAAATTAACAACTATTAAAGGTAAACTCAGCAGTTTGTTGTCTAAGCTTTCAAATACAGATTAATATGGATTTATTTTCTAATGGATTAAACAGTGCCGCTTCAGGTTTGGCTTCAGCCACATCTTCTATGGGAAGAGCAGCATTACATGCGCTTTATCCAGATGAAATAGAATATTATCTTTGTTCTTTGGAATTGATTGATAGTTCAGGGGTTACAAAAGGGTATATGACTTTCACGGTAATGCCTAATAATATAATGGACTCCAAGACTCAAATAGCAACGATAACAAAGACTAATACAGGCGTAACTACATTATTTAATGATACATTTTGCCCTCGTGACGTTTCGTTGCAAGGTTGTTTTGGAAGGAAATTGCGATTGATTACTGGTGTGCAACCTACGGGTAACGTATCAACAATCCCGTTTTTTGGAGGAAATACGGGTGTAAAAATAGGGAAAGAAAATTTATTGATTAAAACTGGTTTTGGTCTTCTGAAGATGATGGAGAATATTCTCGAATCAGCTTGGGAACTTGATGACAAAAAGAAGCCCCATGTCTTAATATTCAACAATTACGCGCTTAATACATCGTACGTAGTTGAGCCGCTTCAGCAATCATTTTCTCAAGGTGTGGAAAATAATATGCTTTGGTTTTATTCAGTGGAATTAAAAGCGGTAGCCGACGGGAACATCATAAAAAGTAGTTTCTCTGGAAACAAAGATATGAAGAAATTTTTGACTACGGTTGCAAGTTCTCAAATAGCTAAATTGTTGAATAATTTAATAACGAGTTCAATTAAGAACTTCGGCATGGCTTTAAAATTATAACAGATGGATTCAATAATATACGAATTTGAAAAAGTAACAAAATACCCGTTATTAAATTTCTTGAACGACTATCGGTTGTTCATGCTTAATTCGTATCCAATAGTTCTTCAATACTTTTCGGGGGAGTCTGACTCAATTGATAATGTTCATTTGAACTCGCTATCTAAATTAACAAAGGATTGCGTATTATTGGGCGTTCAATTTAAGAATTTCTCTTCTAAATTTTCCACTTGTGGATATTGGGAACTAATGGATTTAGTGGAAACTTTGAATGTTACATTAGAGAAGATAAACAAACTACCCAAATTTTTAAGAACTTCAAAAACAAAATATGGGTATAAACCTTATATACAAGTAGACACTACCGTAGGAGGCATGAGGACGATGGAAGATGTGGCCAATTCAATTAAGAATGTAAGCGGCGAAAGTTACGATTGGGTTGATTTGATGCTGAATAACGATTTGGAAGAGTCAGATTGGGAAATTGATGAACTTAAATCCATAAGTGCTTTTGTGAATAACGCAACGGACATAGTCGTGACCACGATATTAGACCAACCAATAGGCGAAAGAATTTATGGTAAAGACATTTGTAAAGAAATAACTTTTATCGATAATGATTTAGAAATAGTTCAATATCGCGATAATGTAGACCAAAAGTGTGTTATATTATTAGAATTAAATCGAGGGGATGTTCCGGAAAATCCCTTATTCGGCAAGGATATGTCGCTGATATCAGGAAGTACGGTTAAACAATTTTCATATCCTATTTTAGTGGAAGATATCACAAACACGTTCATGCAAAACGATTTGTTTGAATACGTAAATGTAAAGAGTTTCAATTTTTCCGACGGGGACATGACATTGACTTGCGATATCAAGACCAAATATAATTACAAAACTGAGCAAAAGATAAGTATATGATAACTAAAGTAAGCACAGTTCAAGAGTTGAAGCAAATATTCTTGGAAATATTTTTAAATAAGACCGATAAGGTAAACGACATATCAAATGAATCTGTGCTCAACGGCATAGGTTATGGTGTAGGGAAAATTGGCCAAAAGTGTTTAGTGAATCAAGCTGTAGTTGAGGGGCATATATTTCCGGACTCTTCATATGGCAGTTATCTTGACGAAGCAGCTAAAAGAAAAGGCGTATCTGAAAGATTTCCTGCTTCCGGAAGCTCGACCTACATTCGTTTGGTAGCAGATGCAGGAACTTATTATTCAGCCGTTGATAATAAATTCATAAGTACGAGCGGTATTTATTTTTCTCTTGAAACGGATGTGACCATAGGATCTCAAGGGTTTGAATATGCAAAAGTAAAGAGCGACTCGACGGGCATACGTACAAAAGTAGACCCAGTTTCTATAAATAGAATGTCCGTAATTCCGCAAGGTCATATTTCTTGCACTAACGAATATCAAGCAATTGGAGGCACAGACTCTGAAAGTGACGATACTTATCGAATACGGGTAAAGGAAAGCGTTAATCAATTAGCAAGAAATACAATTTCTTATATTGAGCAAATATTGATGAAAATCAATAATAACGTCTTGAGGGTTATCAAGGGCGGAGTTGACGCTTCAGGTAAATTAAACCTAACCATTGTTCCGTGTAACGGGCAAGACTTTACGACCGACGAAATAAATGATATGGTGTCAAGGTCTGAAGAATTTTTATCAATAAGCGAATTTTTGAATTATACCGATGCCTCTACCTTTTCATTGCAACTGAATAACGTGAAATGGTTTTTAGTTGATATACAATTCAGGTTGGACATAAATCCAGCGGCGGATAAAGATACAGTGAGAAAAGATTTACAAATTCAAATGTCGAAACTTTTCGATTACAGATTTTGGAAAGATGGCGATAAGATAGAATGGGAAAATCTATTGTTCGTGGCTCAAAATACAACTGACGTCCGTTATGTGCCTGATACAAACTTTTACCCTCGCGCTGACACGAACGTACCGAAAGGTCAATTACCAAGGATTAGAGGGTTTGTAATACGGGATTTAGATGGTAATCTGATATATGATAACGCGGGTGTGCTAAGTTCGTTTTATTATCCAAATGAACCTGATTATTCTTTTCAACAATCTGTGTTAGCTACAATATAATTAAAGAGTTAAAACATGAGCGGAATAAATTATCCACAATTTCAAGACGACATAGCTAAAGCGTTTCAAATAAACACGAATGACTCAAGTCCTGAAAAGTCAATCGCTCGTTTGTCGTTGAACTTGTCGGCGGCTATCGCAACTCAAATAAAATTAAATTCGTCTTCCGAATATGTTTTGCCCATTGCAACTTCTTCTTTGCTCGGGGGTGTTCGTATCGGGGGCGGTATCTCTATTGATAATGAAGGAGTAATTTCTGTGGCGTTACCAAATAACCCAACCTATGCTTTTTCTGACCTAACTTCACATCCGACCACATTTGCAGGATATGGCATAACTGATACTCCTTGGGTAGATTCAGTGGCAACTGCATTATCCGGAAAACAAAACAAATTATCAGGTAACGGATATTTGAAAGTAAACGGCACAGATATTGTGTACGATAACTCTGTTTATAATGCTTTAACCGCTAATTTACCAACTATTGATTGGGTTGCTAAAACTTTTACCTCCTACGGTTTGACCACTACTAGAGGGCTGGCTATAACAAATGGAAATCAAACCGTAAACTTAACGGTTGATTGTGATGGTAAACTTTTAATTGATAAGGCGGTTTACAGCTTAGATGAAATATCAGCGTATGGCGCGGGTATGCCAAGCGGGGGAGGAACAGGCGGACTTATATCGCAAGTTTTTGGATATGACGATCTTGCGCAAGAATTTGATAATTCTTCGTTAGATTCTACCTTTAATGCTTACACAACAAGCAAAATAGCAAATAGATTATCTGTCGTCGAAGGGTACGCAGATAATTACGCATTAAAAAATCATAGCCATGCTTTTTCTGACCTAACTTCACACCCCACAACATTCGCTGGATACGGGATAACCGAAACTCCTTGGACTTCTTATTTGTTGTTGACTGGAGGCACTCTTTCAGGAGCTTTGACTGTAAATGCGACGACTACCACTAGGGGGTTAACAATAACAAACGGAATTAATTCGGTTAATTTATCAGTAGACTCCGACGGTTTTTTGTTTATTGATAATGGAGTATATTCGAACGTTGAAATTAGCGCATATGGCGTTGGCTCAGGCACTGGCGTTTCAGGAGGAGGGTTGATAAGTCAAGTGTTTAGTTATCAAGACCTGCAAGACGCTTCAGATGGCACGTTTTCAGATGCTGATTTAACAAACACTTTCAATGCTTTTTCATCTCAACAACTGAAAAAGAGAATTTCAATTTTAGAGGCAAATGGAGCGTCAACCGCTTATGTGGATCGCAGGTTTAATGATTTAATTGGTAGTGCACCCGCTTCTTTGGATGCCCTTAACGAGCTTGCAAATGCACTCGGGAACGACCCGAACTTTGCCGGAACAGTAACTAATTTAATCGGCACAAAGCAACCGCAATTAAATGGTTCGGGATTTGTCAAAATCAGCGGAACTACTATTAGTTATGACAATAGTACATATTTAACAACAAGTATAGCAGCAGGAACATATTTAACAAAGTCACAAGCATCGTCAACCTATTTAACAATAACAAATGCGGCAACATTATATTTAACAAAGGCATTAGCAACATCAACATATTTACCATTAGCGGGAGGAACAATAACAGGTAATTTAAATGTAAATAATACTACAACATTAAATGGTTTAACAATTAGCAATGGGACTAAATCAGTAAATTTAATTGTTGATGCTAATGGCTTTTTATCGATTGACAAAGGCGTATACTCAACAGACTTTTTGAGTGCGTATGGTGTTGGTGTAGGCGGTAGTGGTGGCGGTCTTGTACAGACGGTCTATGCTCTTTCAAGCTTGGGCGGTTCTTTCAATAACTCGAACCTTACTGACACATTCAACGCCTACACCATTAATCAAATCAATAGTAGGTTGGTAAATGTCGAGAGTGGTTCGGCAACGTCATTGAGTGTTACGGGTTCAGGGAATGCGATCACGTCGATAAGTAAAACAGGTAATTTAATTACGGCTACTTTGGGCAGTACATTTTCTTTATCAACTCATAATCACTCACTAAATAACTTATCAGAAAAAAGCTATAATTCTTTAACTGATAAGCCTGTAAATCTTAGTCAATTCAACAACAATTTAGGCAATTACTTAGGTGCAGTACTAACATCTCAATCAACCCCACAAACAATAGGTTCAAGTGCAAGTCGATTGGGTAAATTGTGGGGGGATGAAATAGAGGTAAGTAATACATTTAGATCTACAGTTTTTGGAGCCGTGATGCAAGTATATAATGGCTCAAGTGTAGGAACTAAACTAAGATGGGAATTTGAAAGCCAAGCACCTGAAACGGGTGGGAATGTTGGCAGTGATTTAAGATTGTATAGATTTGACGATTCGGGTGGATATTTGGGCGGTGTTTATACAATTCATAGAAATGGATTATTTGATTTTGATTTTGCCCCAACTATTGCAGGAGTATCTTTAGATAGTAAGTATATCCAAAATAACCCAACAAGTGCTCAAAGTGGTAGTGTGTGGGTGGATGGAATAGGAATATTTGGAGGTAATTCATCAATAGGAGGTACACCTGCATCGGATGGTAGATTAACGTTATGGGGGGACGGTAATTCAGGTCATTACCTAATCGAAGCTAAAAATAATGGAGGTTCTAATATGTTTCTGTTGAAAAATGACGGTACAGCCACATTTACATCAACAGTTTATGCAACATATTTTGCTGATAATATTTTTACAAGTAGTGCAGATAGATTAACACCTAATGCAGATAATGCTTATTACTTAGGTGATAGTGGGAAGAGATGGAAAGGTATTTATGGTAACTATGGTAATTTTTCGGGGGATATTTCAGCAAGTCAATTTATTGGAAATGGTGCTGGATTAACAGGAACAGCAAGTAGTTTAACAGCAGGTTATTCAATCAATTCTGATAAATTGGATGGTTTAAATGCAGGTGATTTTGCAGGATATGCATATTTTTCATCTGATGTTTTAACCCCAAATATTCCCAATGATTATGGTTTCTTTAATTGTGCAGCCGATGCGATAAATAAACCATCGGGTGGAACTTGGATACAGGGCATACAAATGCCATTTGCAGATAATCTAGATTACAGACAGATATTAGTTTGTGATGGTTCTGATTTATATTATAGAAGTCAAAGTGGTGGGGATTGGGGTAATTATAAAAAGTTTTGGCATAATGAAAATTCAAATTTATCAACAGTTGATTGGAATGCAAGAACTTTATATATAAATCAAATTAAGCCAACTTCAAATATCAGATCTGACGGTGGTTATGGTGGTATTGATTTATATGATAATGGTTATGGTTACACTTATGCAGCTAAACTGTTTACTTTTAAATCGGATTCATCAGGTGAATACTATGGGTTAACTCAGGATTATTCGGGTAGTGGGGCACAACTATCTATAATTGCAAAACAATCATCAGGAAATATAAAATTCTATGTTGGTGACTCAGGTGATAAAGAGAGCGATAGAGTTTTAAGTTTGAATAGTGATAAAACAGCAACATTTGCATCAAATGTAAGTGCAAATGGAAATTTAACAGCAAATAATATTATAGTTGGTAATTCCACATATAGTATGACTATTGGTAGAAATAACACTAATGGTAATTTTGAATATATACCAACTCAAACTGGTTATGGACATAAATTTATAGGTTCTGGGGAATTTACAGCAAAAGTAACAACCAATACATATTTTAAAACAACATCACCTGTTGCAATGTGTGGTGATTATGATGAAAATGGCACAACTGATAAAGTTATTTGGACAATTGGAAATAGTTGGGCATCTGTTGCAAATGCATATGGTTTAGGTTATACATATAATAATATTCCTGGATATGGACACTCATTATATATGGGTTATAATGGCTCTAAACAAATACAATTTTCATTAGAATCTGGATCAGCTAAATTTAATGGTTCAATACAAGCAACACAGTTTACTGTAGCTAATAGTACTGGGGTATATGTTGGAACTGGGGATGATGCAAGTTATGATAATTGCAACATAGACATTAAATCTTGGCAAGGTATTGGTTTTATAGGCAGTGCGGGAAATATATATGGAGATGGTACAAGAACAGTATATATTAATGCAAGAAACGGTTCAATAGGGGCAAAAGGTGATATTATTTCAAATGGTAGATTTATTGGAGCAGGTGCAATTATAAGTGGGAATATTCAAGCAACAGGTGAAATCACTGCTTATTCTGCATCAGATAAAAGATTGAAAAGTAATATTAAATCAATAGGTAATTCATTAGATATTATCAACCAACTAAATCCTGTATCATACAATTGGAATGAGAAAGCAAAAGAATTAAATTCAAATAAAACAGATAAAAAAGATGTTGGATTAATTGCACAGGAATTAAAAGAAGTACTTCCTGAATTGGTACATACAGTTTATAATGATGAATATTTAAGTGTTGATTATGTCAAGTTAATACCTTATCTGATCGGTGCAATTCAAGGACTCACAGCGAAAATAAACACTTTAGAAGGCAATTAAAATGAGTATAGGAACAACAAATGTAAGCATATCTACAGTAAACAGTGCACTGGGCAGGTCAATTAGCGATGTCGGAAGTTTATGCGTTGCGTCAAATGTAAACCAATGGAGCTTTTACAAACCAGTTTCTTTTAATAAATTAAGCGGTTTAGTCGAAGCCGATTATTTTGCTATTGATGATGGATTTACAATCCCGACATATTCTAGCCCTCTTGATTTAATCAATGCTTTAATATCAGGTACAAAATGGACTTATAATAAACCGCAAGGCGGAGCAGGTTCACCTTTCCGACTGGGAGATTTTAGAGGCTATAATCACGCTGCAACTAATTGGTTCACGTTAGTAATGAACGGAGGAGGGGCGAGCGTGGAATATGGTAATAACAGGACTTTCAATATGGGAGTTGAAGTATCTTACCTAACAAACTTTAATAAGTTTCTATTCGCAAAAACGGCTGTAGGAGTTTTAGATGTCGGTTTTATATTGGTGAACAATTGGGCTAACACAAGCAATGGGTATCTTTATAAAATATCTGACATAAGAGATTACTCACAATTGAACATTAATATTTTGAGCGATTTAGGGTTGGGAGATTGGCATATAGTTCCTGTTTTATTCAGTCATTCAGGTCAAGCAAATGATAGCTTATTGTACTTTAATCAAAATTCTACCTTCTACGGGACATTTTACTTGTTACCAGCATTGCCTACTACAATAACCATAATAGGAAGCGGCGGAGGAACTGTGTTAGGAGCTATAAATGTAAGTTTCAATAGCAAAATCATTGCATTCGGCGGATACGGTAATTACACTGTATTTATGGATAGTTTAAAGATACTATTTGAAAATACAAATAACTATGATGTAACATTATACCTTACAGCAACAATGGCTGATGCGTCTACATTTGGCGGTTTAGATTCAACAAACGTTACAATACCTGCTAATGGTTCAATAATAGTTGAATTAGCCCCAACGGGGAAAACCTATGAGTCCGCTACAGGTAGCCCTGTTGTCGATATAACATACTATTATGGAGACTCATCCTTAACGACAAGTTTCGATTTAAACAATTATTAAAAAATAAAAAATTATGTCACTCAAAACAGCAATGGACTTCAAAAACGGAGTCATCACCGACGCGGCTTGCATAGAAGTAGTCAATGCTAACATTGATTATGTGGGCAAAACCGTAAATTTCAACGTTCGTACTTATCTAAATAAGGAAGTAAAAGAACAAGGTTTGGGCTCGATTATCCCAGATAGGCACTATTCAGTAGGTCAAGGAATGAATTTTAATATTCCGCCTATGCCAACTCCTGAACAAATCAATCCGTTTGATAAGTATTTTCTAACGGGAGACTTGAAAACAAATTGCGAAACATATTTATTAACAACCCCAGAGTATAGCGATTGTACAATCATCGCTGAATAAAAATGAAATTGATAGAAATAAAAATCGTACATCAAAACGTACAAGAACTTCTTAATTATTGTAAGAGAAACAAAATCAAAAATTTGCATCTTAATTTGGGTTTATTATCAAATTTGGAAATACTGTCTAAAGAAGTTGAATTGATAAATAAGTGTACAGATCCGGAACTTATCGAGTTAGAAGATAAGGCTATTCAATTAGCCAACGAAAAGAAAAAGGCTGCTGAATCAGCTGGCAAAAAAGAAGATTACGATTTTAAACTTTCCGTTGCGTTGCTTTCAAAAGAAGACAAAGAATCATACGACAAATTAAGGGCGGTTTACGATGAATCAATGCAAGAAAATCGCAACGTGGTTCTTGAAGTAATCGACAAAAAGCAATTAGTGCAAGCGGTTACTGTAGATGACAAGAATTTCATTATCCCTATAGAATTAGGCGTTGATGAATCAGCCGTATTGTCGTTCTTCTTTGATGCAAAAAATTGGGAGAAAAAAGAAGTGTCTAAATCTGATATAAAGGCAGATAAAACTAAAAAGAAAAAGTAATAATCACACACCATGGAAGCACCTAAAGTTGATGAATTTGTCGTAACAAATTCCAGTATATTCAAAAATATACTAAACGATTCATTGACTGAAGTTGTTAGTGCAAATCTTTTGAAGAAGTTGTATTTTAGGGGTATTATTCCCTGTTATATAACAAGGGGGGATGATAGGGACGAAGAGGTTGACGCCGATTATCTCTCCTTGTTTTCTTCAATATCTAAATTTTTTTCGTTGGTTATACGTTTTTCAAAAAGGTTTGAAAATTTTAATTCGGACATAGATTTGATGAAAGAAAACGTCCGACAAAACAATTTGTACTTTGATGAATCAAACATTACCTTAGAAGACCTTCAATATTTATCATACCATTTGTACGACGAAATACGCAAACGCGGGACAACGTTGGTGTTCAAAAGCAAAGGTGAGCTATATAGCAACTCTAAAGTTATGCCAATAGATGGTGAGTTTAGAAGAGTATTAAACTCAAACACGAATGACGAACTGTTAAATTCAAAACTACCTAAAACTAAAATGGGTTGGGTTGTTGGTAATAGTTCTCCGTTGTATAGGGGGATTAATGGAGTAAACTCTTTAAACAAAACAAAAGAAAATACGGCTGACTTTGTAGATGCCAACAATTACTTCGTCACTGAAAACAGCAATGTTAGCGTGAGTCTTTTAGAAGGAAAAGGAGTTTTGATATTATCATCCGATAGCGGTAAATGTGGCATTGGAAGAACTTCTATGTCAGAAGACGCTTCAAACTATCTCATAAAAGTTAGCAGCTCCATTGATTACGAAATAACATTTAGTTTTAAATTAAGAAATCTACAACCAAACGATAAACTAATTTTTGGAGTAGAAGGATTTGATAATTTAAAAAACAAACTAGTTGACGCGTTCATAACTCCAAACGGCGATTCTATCACCGACTTGTTCTTTGATGCTCCACTATCTGGTTTTAGAAACGATGTATGGTATAATGTTAGAGGAATAATACATTGTTATTCCTCAGTCAACAAAGACAATTACACAAACAATTTGAATATTGGTAACAATTTATATTTCAATAACAAGTTTGTGAAATCAATGTTGCCCTTTATTCAGATTGACAGCAACGCGGGAGGAGCTGTTTCCATCTGGAATTACAAAGTTAGACCTCTAGTTTGGGGTACTAATATACTTCCTATGAAAAGCAGAGATGCCAATGCTAAAAGCAATGGGTTTATACAATCATATAATTTGTTTTATATATTCGCTAAGAATAATAACAAGGGCTTGACGGATGAACAAATAACATTTATATCTAACAAATATCTGTTGCCTTATAATTTGAATAACATAACAATATACATTTAACAAGTATTAATAAGAAAGATTTATAGATATGTCAAGATTAAAAATAAGTCCCGATTTGTTCCTTGAAGCTTGTGAGTTAAACAAGCTCCAAAGCTTTATGAAAGAGAACGGATATCTGAAAATTCTAGGGGCGATGATAAAATCTTTTGGAGTTGTTAGAGACTCTAAAAATACTTATCTAAAGGCAACTAAATCGTTAGGTAATGTAAATTCCATAACTTTCAATCCTGGAATTGCTGTTGATTCCAAACTTAATTTAATAACGCTGTCTAATTCTATTAGCGTCATAGTTTCAACCGACGGTTTCAAACATTGGTTCGTTGCTCAATACAAAACAACAAATTTAGAAACTGGTTCGGTAAGCGTAAATGCAAATGGTTCTTTAACGGGAGTTGGAACTAATTTTACAGAAGTTCTACGCGGCGGAAATAATTTCCCCAATAAAGTAAGATTAAATTCAAATCTGAATGTTAGCGATTATGAAGTCTTGAAAGTTATTTCAGACACTTCTGCTATATTAAGCGGGGCGTTTGCTCCTGAAAATAATTTGAGGTACAGCGCAATCGGAACGTTTACACCAGGATCTGAACAAATAAACGACGATGAACTGATATACGAATATGACTCTTGTTCTATTATAGAACTAGTATCAGACGTCGCTCCAATATTAGCTGAAGACCAATATTTTTTAGCCCAAACTGAATATCAAAACGGAGTCTTGGAGATAAAAGATCTTAGAGGAATTTCGGTTTTTAACGATTCAGCTAACGCAAATAAAAATTCACTTAACCCCATTGTTAGCATATTAGACGCGGCTATTCACTCTGAAAGACAATTGTTGATTTCAATTGAACATGGATACAAGATATCTTCGTTCTCATTCTTTCCATTGTCAACTAATAACACGTTTCGCATAACGGGCGGTTGCAATTATTTAGGAGTTGGCTCCATACCTGATAATATGTTCAACGGTTGGATTTTGTTGAATCGCTCAAACATGAAGCGAGCAAAAATAATTTCCAATGCCAACAAAGATTTATCGGTTCCTGATATGGACTCTTCTTTTATTTCTGACACAGAAAATGATTTTGTTATCATACCTGATTTTGACGAAATTGAGTTTGAAGTTTCAGTATCTGGTCAAGCACACCCTGCATACTACAAACTCAACATTGATAACATTTATAATCGCATATCAGTGCCTGTCGATTACGGTAAAAGCACAATATCGTTGCGTTATAGGTTAATAGGTAATGTGAAAACAATTTTACAAAAATTTTGCATTGCTAATTTCAAAAATTTATTGAACGATACTGAAATTTTGTCAGAATCTTCTTTTGCGATTAATATAAACAAAATAACAACAACCCGACAATACTCATAAAATTATGATGATATACTTAACAGGCTCGTCCTCTTCACTCGTAAAGTCTGGAGGAGAATTTCCTCAAACAGACCCAATGAGGAGCCTTGGCGGATTTGTTTCTTCTTCTCCCGTTCCCAATGCAGCCGTGAATGTTTTATTTGATTTAATATCTTCTTTGACAATCGAAAAAAGACAAAAAGAAACTATTGGAATTTGTTTGGTTAATAAGTTTGATTTTCCCGTAAAAAACGTGACTTTGAAAATTATTGGTGACGACACTAATTTAGCCGAGTTTAAAGTGGCTGCGGTTCCTGTGGGGAATGAGTTATTTATGGAGAAAATATCTAGCAGATATCAAGAACCAATACAGGCAGAGTTCTTTTCAGCCGCGTTTTATAGAGCGGGGGTAAATTTAAAAATAGTCAAACCTGCGGCGGTAGGTGAATCTTTTGTATTGTATCCGTTTGATGTAATGTGTGAATCTATTTCCGAAGGGATGTACGGTACTTATAGTGCTATTGACTCGGCTCTTGAAGATACAGATTATACGGTTAAGCGGTTAACGGATGATACTATGAGGATTGAACGCACGGACGAGATGGTTATTTCAGTGCCTGAGACATGCTCCTTTATAACGGACGGTGAATTAGTATTGCAATTCGACGGGGAGTATAAAAACAAAGCTGATAACTCTGTTGCTTTGACTAATAACGACGAGCCATTTTTGTCAGGCGGGGCAATAGGAATTTGGGTACAAAGGTTGATTAAAAAAAGTAGCAATAAAACAGATGAGGTTTTATTTGCCGAATATAAGGCTAAAACAATAAACAATACGGGTGAAGAAGTTGAATTTATTTTAGAATACGACTTAATTGAAAGTGAAAATTTTGACCCAAATTATCAAAAAGAATCTTATTCTTAAAACAAAATAATTATGTCTGGATATATTGATACCAAAAATTTAATAATAGCCGCTTTGTTAGGCAGGCCAGTTGGAACTGAAATAACTCCAGCAAGTGAACAAGCGTATGCTTTGAGCATGTTAGATTACATCCGCGGTTTGGAATTGGCGACTCAGTCTTCGTTAACAGGTTTTGCTATTGCTAATACAATCCCAATACAACCCGATACTTCGAGGGTGAGTTACATATCTGGAGTCGGCAAAGGCAGCACAATTACATTTGCTAATTTCCATGATGTAAACGGTTCCAAGATAACTATTACGACTCCTGTTGATTCAGGTGTTATAGCAATACTCATGTGGAATACAAAATATTGGGAAGTTAAGACTTTTGAAACAAATGTTACCGCTGTTTATCAAACTAACAATTACACAAGAACTTTAAACGTGAGAAAAACATACGCTTTAAAGTCAGATATGCAAGCAGATTCATTATCCTCAATTGGTGTAGACGGGTTGGATATTAATTACGGAGAAATCGTTTCAGTGAAAGGAGACCCAACATTTTCTAATAATGGGTTTTACTCAAAAATATTTGAGGGTTGGGAATTGCAACCATTCTTGGGTTACGTTAATCCTCCAGTTAGATTGATTCAAATAACAGGCGAAGAACCAGACCCACGCGCTCTACAATTGGGAGATAAATATTTTTCGGTAGCCGATAAAAATATTCATTCCATAATACGCCCAGATGGAGATTTTTTGTTCGACGACGGGGTTACGCCAGTCAGCGGTACAATTTATGTATACAACAATTTGAGTTATGTATGGGACGGCACCAACTTAATATAAAACTTGATTACTTATCATTTAAAAGAGCGAGCTATTCATGCCCGCTCTTTTTGTTAATAAACTTTCTATCTGCGTTCAACTACTTATATGAAAGAGCTTTCAAGTTTGCGTAGGATGCTTTAAAATCAACATTTTTAGTTCAAAGTTTAAGTCTAACGTGTGAGCTCTGTTTCGGTCTGAACAAGGGGTGGTCTATTAACAACTCACGACTTTCATACTGTAAAAGTAACCCAAAGAGGGGAGAGGGGGTGGTCTTCTTCTTTATCCTTCCTCCTGTAAAATATTAAGAAAATGAAACAGCCCATTGTGACCATTGAAAGAATAAGTAATTTTGAGTTCAGTTTTGCTAAATCAACTAAGATTGGGTTGAAACACGTTGGGAAAGCACTTTCGTTCAAAAACCCCGACCCATACGCCGCTAAGAAATACAGCGAAATGTTTGATAAGCGTATTTATACATTTAAGATTGGAATGTTGAGCGTATTGGAGGCTTATTTAAAAGAAAACGACATTACGTACGATTTATACAATTATGAATATACACTTCCAACGGGAACGGTTATTGATTCTCGTATGTCGGGAAAATATGACCACCAATCTGAAGCAGTTGAAGCGTTTTTTGAGAAAAGATTTGGCATCATTGTAGTTCCAACCCGAGGCGGTAAAACTTTCATCGCTTCAGAAATAATACGGATATTTAATAACAACAACCCAACCGATAAGTTTTTATTTATTGTCGATACAGATGTGTTGTTCAGTCAAGCCGTTGGAGATATAAAGGAGTTTTTTGAGCCATACGGCGGTATTGAAATTGGGGAAATACGGGCTGGCAGAATAGACACGAATCATTTAGTTACAGTGGCTATGATTCAAACCGTTCAACAAGCGGTATCGACGCGTTGCAAAGACAAGGCAAAAAAGAAAAAGATGTTGGAGTATTTAAAACATTTGAAATTTCTTTGCATCGATGAAATACACGACAACTGTTCAGACACAAGATTGTCTATTTATAAGAAATGTCATAAGATTGATTATTTGCTTTGCCTTTCAGCAACTCCATACCGTGCTAATTCGTTTATTCAAAATTTAAAACTTCAGGCTTGGTCAGGCGGAATAGTTTACACTATTAAAGAATCGACATTAAGAGACCGAAAGGTATTGAGCGACTATAAAGTATTCATGCTGCTATTAGACCATAACCAAGTTGATTACGGGGCTGAAATGGAGGACAATACCGATTACAACGAATATCGCAAAAAGATAATATTCGAAAATGTGATACGCAACAATGCATTGTTTCACGTTATAGACATATTGAAACGCTTAAATTTGAAGACATTGATATTGTTTCAGAGTATTGAACATGGTAAAAAGATTTCCAAAGCAAGCGGCATTAAGTTTATACACGGCGGTACTAAAACCGAAGAGCGCGAAGAAGCAAAAAATAACTTCTTGAAGGAAAGCGGCGGATTCTTGTTAGCTTCCGGAATATTCAAAAAGGGGGTAACGGTAAGCGAGGTTGAAGTATTGATAAATGTAGACGGAGGTTTGGAAGACGCGAACACAATACAAAAGAAAGGGCGTGTTTTAGGAACAACCGCTACTAAAGACAGAAGCCTGATAATCGATTTTTTTGACGTATATTCGCTGTATTTTAGCGAACATTCCGAAACAAGGTTAAATACTTATATTAAGGCAATCGGGGAAGACGAAGTCGGAATTTTAGACACTTCAGTTGATGATTGTTTCCCCACACTTGAACGTTGGATAGCTAAATGGTTTAGAATATAAAAATGAATAAGAGAAGACAAAAATTATTTAGGTACGCGGTTGATACTTTAATTGAGTTACTAGAACAAATCACAAAAAACAAACACCCGCTAAAATGTAATGATAACGACGTAAACAGCTTCAATAATTTTATGGATTATTTTGGCGACGAGATAGGAGAAGACTTTATAAGGAAGTTTCTTGAGTATGGGATGCAGAGCTGGTTTAATGACGGATCTGACATTGATTACTCCCGTCGTGTACGAATTAGTTGGATATTTGGAGCCAGTGCTATAAAGCGTTGGAATATGTGCTCTATGGAAACGAATGTCTTTATGACTAGAGCGGGTATAAAAATCCGGCATCGCATCAACGTTATTAAGAAAAACTCTAAGATTAACGAACTTGTCGTCACCCTGATTCAAAGGGAAGAAAAACAAAAAGCTTTACATTTAAACACCGACCGAGGATTTTTATGGTGCATAGCAACTACAACGTTGTACTTCCATAAAAGTTCCTTTTGTGTGATGTGTTCCAACAAGAACGAATGCAAATTACTATTAAAACAAGAATACAATAAAGTATATATAAAAAGGGGATATGGCGAATAATAAACTGGCTGAGAATTTTATTGTAGAGTTATTGGCTGTAGCACTTCAGAAACGCACCATAATGGATATTGCTAAGCAATATCTGAAATATTCTTACCTGCAAGAGGAGTCTGAGAAGAAAATGTGGCAATGGATATCTAAACGGTATGATAAAACGGGCGTGGTGCCAACGATAGGTCAACTGCAACAAGAATTTATTGATGATGAAGACATACTCAATAAAATAGTAGAAATAAAAGATTTTGAACCTACCAACGAAAATGAAGCTGAACTGATAGTCGAGACTTTTGAGAGATACATTAAACAAATGAAATTTCTTGAGGCTAACGATAAAATAGTTGAAGCTTATAATAGAGGAGAAAAAGATGCGTCATATGACTTGTTAATAAAGTACGCCGACGACATAGCTAAATTTAGTATCCAAAATGCAAAGTTTGAAGCTGTTTTTAATGATTTTGAAGAACGCCAAACAAAACGTAAATCTGAAGACTACAATTTTCGTTTTAAGGTTCCCACTAATATTGATGAACTTGATTACAGGTTGGGAGGTCAGTTTGGCGGTCCGGAAACAGGGGAATGTGTATTATGGTTAGGAGATTCAGGCTCCGGAAAATCTCAATGTTTAGTAAGCGTTGGAGTAGCAGCCGCGCGTAACGGTCACAGAGTAGCACACTTTCAATTAGAAGGCACGAGGGAGCAATGCTTAAATAGGTACGATGCCGCTTGGACGGGTACCTTATATTCAGATGTCAAGCTTGGTAACATATCTGATAAACGGATGGAGATATCAAAGAAGATTATCAAGAAACTCCGCAAGTCCGACATATTGGTTTCTTCCGAAGAAAGCTTCAACGCTAAAACATTGGTTGATGTTCACCGCGAGTTAAAGGAAATGGAGAAAGCCTATGGTAAAATTGATGTTGTAATTATAGATTATTTAGAACTTCTTGAAGTCGGCGATGGTCACAACTATTCTCCAAGTGAAGAGCGGTTCAGACAAGCTAAATTAGCAAAGGGCATGAAACAATTGGCGATGGAATTTAATGCCGTTGTGCATACCGCAACTCAAAGTAACTCCATTCCGGAAGAACAACGTAATGACCCAGCGTTTTTGATAACTCGTTCCAACTTATCAGAAGACCGTGGAAAAATAAGACCGTTTGATATTTTCATAACGATAAATCAAACTCGGGATGAAGCCAAAGAAGAAATGATGAGATTAAATACAGATAAATTAAGAGATTACAAGAACGGAGACCCCATATTCATATATAATAATTTCTCGTTTTCGAGATTTTACGACCGTAAAAAGACGTTAAATGCAGACTGGAATGATTAAATATATTTAGCAAGTATTATATATCAAACAGTCCGAGTTATGGTTATAGCAATAATATATAAAACAACACATTTGCCTGATGGGAAAATATACATTGGACAGCACAGGATAAAAAATCAAAAAACGCTTGATTCTAATTACTTGGGTAGCGGTTCCGAGTTATCATTAATTATTAGCAAATACAGAAAATTGTTTGGAAGGAAATTTATTGTTAATTTTGAACGAGAAGTTTTGCATTATATCAAAGTTGATAACCAAAAAGTAATTGATAAGTTGGAAGAACATTACATAAGGAAATACGATTCTTGTAAATTAGGATATAACATATTACCAGGAACTGCCAATAATTTCGGAATGGGGTCTATGTCTAGATTAACTTCAGTCCGTATAAAAATTTCAAAATCTAGAAAAGGTAAATATTGCGGAACCGAACACCACATGTTCGGGAAACATTGGGATGAAGAAACCAAATCATTAAATTCCGAATCTAATAAGGGAAAACAAGCGGGTGATAAACACTGGAATTATGGAAACCATTGGAGTTTAGAACATAACAAATCGCAATCCGATTTAATGAAAGGGAAACAACTTTGGTTAGGCAAAACACACACAAAAGAAACAAAATTAAAGTTATCCGCACATTTCACAGGTAAAACTTGGAGTGAAAATTCTAAAATAAAAATGTCTAATTCTATGACGGGAAATAAAAATCCATTATTTGGTAAGATTAGAATAACTAATGGCATTTTAAATTCATCTTTGGGTAAAGATGAAGAAATACCCGCTGGATGGAAGAGAGGATTAACTGAGAAAAGAAACAAATGAATAAAATAGACGATTCAGATTTAAAGGGGCTACTTGTTAACAGCAAGTTGAACACAAGAGGACAGTACATTTGCGACTGTCCTTTTTGTGGGAAAGCTCAGCATTTTTATATATCAAAATTAACTCAAAGATGGGACTGTAAAAAATGTTCTGAATCGGGCTCAATATACAAACTGCTCCGTTTCCTCAATAAGTCATACCTATTAGAAGGCGCGACAATCGAATTTAGGGATTCAATCAATGGAGTTGGTTTTGTCGAAGAAGATGAAAAAATAACACTTGAAGATTTGCCAGTTGTTAAAATGCCAGCAGGTTGGAAAGTTTGTGAAAGTAGTAAGTATTTATTCAGCAGGGGGTTGAATAAAAGACATTATATAAGGTACCAATTTGGAGAAGCTAATATAATATCGAAATACAAGGGGTATGTTTTATTCCCCATATACGATAACTCTAAGATACGAGGGTTCGTGGGTAGGTGGGCTGACAAAAAAGTTCCAAAAGATAAGTTGCGGTACAATAATAGTCCCGGAACTGATTTTTCAAAACTGTTGGACGGGTTTGACGAAATTATAAAAGATGTAACTAATACGGTAATATTGGTTGAAGGCAGATTTGATAAAGTAGCGGTTGACAGAGTTCTTGAACTTGATAATTGCGACGCCATAAAATGTTGCTGCACGTTCGGTAAGAAAATAAGTCCATGGCAAATAGCAAAGCTAAAAAGCAAGGGTATTATAAATGTCATATTGCTTTACGACTTTGACGCATTGAAGGAAATAAAAAAATACGGCTTTGAACTGGAAAAAAACTTTTTTACAAATATAACATATACGTCTAAGAAAGATATCGATGAGTGCTCCAAAGAAGAGGCACTTGAAGTATTCACCAGATTACGAAGACCAAGAGAATTTAGCGAGAATATTATTTCAAAAGTAAAAATGTGATGGACGAAGTTAAGTCAAGAAATTTATCGGTAGCGGGCTATTTTGAAGTAGTTCAAAAAGAATATTTAATTGCCGATTTTAAACGCAAAATATATTACAATGTCAAGGATAAGCAATATTACCAAAAAGTGATGTCGTTTAAAGCTGATAAGATTAATAATATAGCCGAGCGAAATAACCTTAACAGCGTGCTAAATGACAAACTAACGAGGGATAAGGTTCATTCAGAATTATTTGATGCCAAAGGAAATCCTACTTTTAGGATGACAGAATCAGATTTTGTCAATTATTATTTAGCGGGAAGTGAATTTTCATATTTAGGTAAAGTATGGATTTTAAAAAATCAAATAGATTTTCGCACGTTTAAGCTTTATTGCGAAATAACAGGCGAGACGTTGGAATTGGACAGTGATGACATTTGCCGAATATTGTAGTGATTTATTGATAATTCTTGATTTATTTTTAAAATAAGTTAAATCTTTGGGTGAAAATAAAAATAATCAAGAAAACTCTAGGTTTGTATCCAAAAATATATTATCTTTGTATCATAATTGTAATACCAAATTGTAAATTTAAATGGAAAACAAAAAGAAAATGTCTGAAGTGCTCTACGACAGATACGAATATTTGGCTAAAAAATACGCCAATAAAATTTTTTCATACTCCGAACTGTCTTACGAATACGAAGACCTGTTACAAGAATTTAAGATTAAAATTTTCACTTCAATCAAATCTTACGGTAAGCGTTGGGAGAAATACAAACTTGAAGGTTATGCCAAGCCCGTCCCATTGCGTTATTATTTAGAAGCCGCCTGCTCGAACAAGACCAAAGATTTTATGAAATATATAGCCCGTGAAAATTACAAGGTACGGATGGACGATATTGAATATGATTTTGGTTCAGACATTGATACTTACATTTCACCCGAAGAAAACAAATTCATTTTAAACGGTATAAATTTATTGGAAGGATTGACTGGAATTAACAGGGTTATATTCTCGCTGTATTTAAAAGGTTGCACCAACAAAATTATCTCCAAAGTTTATAATAACAGTGAGCCAATCAAAGGGGTGCTTTATAACGACGACGATCCCTTCACCCCAGACGAAGTAATAGAAATGCACAAAGAGTTTTTGCTAACTAAGTACGGCTCTGAACTGCACCGAGAAAGAGAAATTTACAAGACATATAGTTACGAAGATTAAATGTATTTAACAAAATAGTTTTAACAAATAAAAAAAATCGAACAAAATGACAAAATTAACCGCTCCCACTAGCAAGAAATTGACTGCATTGGGATTCAAAGCAAAAAACGAAGAAGACGCAAAAACTGAAGTAAACGCGTTTTTAATTAAAAATGGTATTGAAGGCATGGAAGATGAAGATCTTGAAACTTTGATTGATCTTGCAGAATCATTTGTTGACGTTGATGAAACTCCAGACGCCGAGGGGCAATCGGGAGAAACTGAAGAAGAATTGGAAGAACTTTCAAAAGAAGAAGAAATTCCAGCCAAAAAAGCAGCGTCAAAAGTAAACGCCAAAAAACCAGTTGTGGTTGAAGAAGACGAAGAAGAAGTTCCAGCAAAGAAAGCCGTAGCAAAACCAACCGCTAAGGAAACTGCAAAACCCGCCGCCGCTGCAAAAACAAAACCTGTTGTTAAAGAAACTGCCAAAAAGGAAGAAGTAGCAAAAACTGCCAAACCTACCAAATTGAACCCTAAAGATGTGGAAGAAGACCGCGTACATTTTGAGTTCTTGAAAGCGTTGTTTCCTGACGAAGATTACTTGTATGCTTGGATTAGCAATGCCGGAGTTACCGTTAAATATAAGGGTAAAAATTCCAACCGCGCTGTATTATCTTTGGAAAACGGTTCAATGAAAGCAGATGGTACTTTTGTAGCAACATTGTACTTGCCTACATTTAATGGACATGTTGACGGGTTAACCGAAAATGGTATTGACCACGAAATTTGTTGGTCCGGAGTACCTTTCATCAAAGCGTTGGACATTGATGAATTGAACGAAATATTGGCAGCTTTATTGCCAAACATTGAAGCATCTGTAAATAAACTTGACAAAAAGTTAGGTGAAAACAGAAACAAAATGGAAGAAAACTTGAAAAAGTCAAGTAAAGCTGAACCTGCAAAACCAGCCGTTAAGGAAACTGCAAAACCAGCCGCTAAAGCCGTTGTAAAAACTCCTGTCGCTCCAGTAGTTGATAAAGTTGCCGCTGCAAAAGCAAAAATTGCCGAAGCAAAAACCAAAACTAAAAAAGTGGTTGTTGAAGAAGAAGAATAGTCAAAGCATATTTTGATAACTAATGTAATAAGAAGAGTGCTTTGCGGCACTCTTTTTTTATGCCCCAAAGTTATTAGTTATATAGAATAACAAATTAAAAAAACATATAAAAAAATGAAAGACATTAACAATGCGCTTATTCCCGAATTAGGAATAATGAAGACTCCTAAATTTTCCGAGATGTATCCGGCATTAAATAAATGGATGTTGGACAATTTAGATATTCAAGATAGCCGAGTTGGCAAAACAAAAGAGCTTCTTGATTTCAAGACAATGCTTACAAATCCGTATAATCGTTGCGTGGGTGGATTCGGTAGAGATATAAACATTTTCTTTTTACTTGCCGAAGCAATGTGGATATTTAATGGTAAGAAGGATGTTCACTTCCTTACACTATTCAATAAAAAAATGTCTGACTTTTCAGATGACGGAAAGACATTCCACGCGCCATACGGGTTCAGATTAAGACATTGGGGAGTCAGGGCTGAAGATACATTTTTGGAAGAAAATATGAATGTGGCTCAAGGGCATGACCAAATCGCTGACGCGGTAAAAATACTGAATGAAAATTCGGATAGCAGGCAGGTCGTATTGCAGATTTGGAACCCAGATTTCGATTTAGGAGCTAAGACAAAAGATACACCGTGTAATGATACTTTGATGGTGAAGGTAAGAAAAGGAAAGTTAATATCCACCATACAAAACAGAAGCAACGATTTGCATTGGGGATTACCTACGAACATTTTTCAATTCAGTTTCTTGACCGAGTTATTTGCTAATTGCATAGGGGTTGAGTTAGGTACTCAAACTCATAATTCGCAAAGTTTGCATATTTATGAATGGAACGAAACTGCCTCAAAAATGAAAGACGCTTTTGAAATCAGAGAAGCGCAACAATCTATGGGACATATAACTTCGCAACCTGAATTGTACGAAGTATCACATTCAAAGAAAATTGATTTTAACTTTGAACATGAAGTTCCAGGAAATAGGTTGAGGGAAATAGATATACATTTGAATTTGATTATTGATAACTTAACGAAGCTTGCAGCGGGAGAAACGGCTTCGCTTATTGAACTTCAAGAGGTATCAAAGTTTTCAAAGTATTTGTATTTAGCGTATAATCTTTGCGCAATTTATTTACGTTACAAAAAACTTCTTGCTGATAAGAATAATGACGCTCAATTATTGCGAGTTGGATCTTTGCAACTGATTGATTCTTGCGTTAACAATATTGATCCTGAAATGTCAAATTTGGATATTGTAGTGCTCGCTAAGAACTTTTTTGCATCAAGGTTAAAGGATTACACACACGAATACTTAGGTAAATTGTAATGACTGAAAACTTACTGAATTGGGTTAAAGAAAACAAGTTAATGGTGTCGGAATCAGATAACAATGGTTCCGACATTATTATTGTTGAAGGAGTTGGGAAGTATTTGTATTTAAAGCCATTTGACGGTAAAATAATAGACGATGATTTTAGTTTCATTTTGTCAGATGATGAATACAATTTATTAGACAATAAAGAAGCCGACTTTATATTGTTCGAGTTCGGCGGTAGGTTTTATTGCTCCGGACTAATAAAGGGCAAAAACAAATACAATGAGCTAATATTCAAACCCGAGTTCAACGATTTCAAGTACAAGGGTGCTACAAGCGAACCATTAGTAATGGAGTTCGCACATTTAGGGGTTCATTCAGAATACGAGATTTTGAACGGTAGCGGGATATGCCAATTATGGTCAGATAAAGCAAAATTTTTAGGGCATAAGTATTTAGGGATATGCGACAAAAATACTCTGGCGGGAGCGCTGGCGTTTCAAACCGCTTGTGACAAGAATAAAATAAAATGTATATTGGGCGAAACCATTACGGTAGCAAAAGGCTACGACGAGTCAGTGGAAATACAAGAAACATTTGAATTGAAATTCTTTGTTTTAAATTATGAAGGTTGGAAAAATCTACTTCTGATAAATAAGGCTGTAAACGTGGATTTTTCGGGCTTTATCCCTGAAGAGTTACTTTATGAGTACGGCGCTGGATTATGCTTGGTAATACCTAAAGAAAGTGAATTCAACTACTTTAAAGATGACAGGACTCACTGCATTAAATTAATCAATAAATACAAAAAGTATTTCGACGAAGTATATTACCAAATAGATACTGTCGAATATTCTTCAACCACATTATTCAAAAAACATTTATCGAACATAGATAAATATATTTGCCAATACAGAAAATATCTGAACCCAATATTGATAAATGATAGTTACTATTTGGACAAGGAAAACGGTAGCTTGAAATCGTTATTGAACAAAATTGACGGCAGGGCAGACGCCGAAAGTGAATCACAGTTTTACAAAAGTTTTCAAGATACGGTTGAGTCATATTCTGAATGGTTAGAAGATGTGGAAGCACTGGTAGAGGTAGTACTTTTAGGTATTGAAAATTCAGTTGAGCTTTCTGAACAAGCGAATATGAAGATAAACACCAGCGAAAGGAAACTTCCGTTGTTTGAGGTTGATGACGTTAAATCGTCTTTCTTTGAACAACTACAAGTTGGGATTGAAACACGCTTATCTCATTTAAGTAAAGCAGATATGGATCTTTATTTGGAGCGTCTAGAAACTGAATGTAATGTCATTGTTCCGAACGGTCTTTGCGATTATTTTATGATTCACTGGGATATTTGCCGTTGGTGTAGAGAAAATGATATAATGGTAGGTTCGGGGCGTGGTTCGGTATGCGGTTCTTTGGTAGCTTATCTACTAAGAATAACAGATGTAGACCCAATAAAATATGATTTATTGTTTGAACGTTTTTTAAATGAAACTCGTGTATCTGGGGAGCGCGCAAAGAGTGCTGATAGTATGCCAGATATCGACGTAGATTTCCCAACAGAATTTAGAGATAGCGTAAAAAACTATATCAAAGAAAAATATGGTCATTCATATACTTGCGTTATCGGTACATATACCCGAATGAAATTAAAGACTTGTATAAAAGACTTTGGAAAAATTAAGGGGTTGTCTTTTGATGACACAAATGCTTTGACTAAAGACATTGACGATTGGCAACAAGAGTCTTGGGGAGACCTTATAGAATATGCCACAAAATCAAAACGGTTATTCAAGTTCATACAAACATATCCGGAGTTGGTTCATACTATCAAATTTGCGGTGTTTCAGTGCCGAGCTGCGTCAGTTCACCCTTCGGCGGTCGTAATTGTACCTAAGCAAAATTTGGAGGGCAAAGACATAGATTTATTTGAATGGTTGCCTGTTAAGAAAATTGACGGTTTGTTGGTTTCAGAATGGGAAGGTAAATACATGGACAAGTCAGGATTCTTAAAAGAAGACATTTTGGGACTCACTCAGCTTGATAAGTTCCAAAAGATAATAAAGTTAATCAAGGCAAATTACGGGGTTGACATTGACACAAACGAAATACCTTTTGACGACGAAAATGTATTCAAAATGTTCAAGCGCGGTTGGAATGAGGACGTATTTCAGTTCGGTACAACGGGGTTGATGAGTTATTGCCGGAGCGTGAAACCTGACAATCTAGAACATTTAATAGCCATGACAGCCGTATTCCGTCCTGGTCCTATGGAAAGTAATGCTCACCAAGATTACTCCGATATAAAGAACGGGAAGAAGAAACCTCATTATGATTTTGGGTTACAAGAAGTGACCGAAAGCACTTCGGGGTTGTACATATATCAGGAACAAATTATGAAAGCGGTTCACGTTCTTGGTGGGCTGTCATTGGTAGAAGCTGACGTATTAAGAACCGTTATGAAGAAAAAAGACAAAAAAGCTATGGCGGCTATGTCTGAAAAATTCATAAGTGGTGCTGTTTCTAGAGGTTGTTCAGAAAAAGAAGCAAATGAGATTTGGGACAAACTTGACAAGTTCTCTGGATATGGATTTAATCGCTCCCACGCAGCCGCATACTCAATAATGTCATATTGGAGCCAATGGTTCAAGGTAAATTATTCGTTGGAGTTTTGGACTACTTCTTTGCAACACGCAAGCGAGGTAGACATACCTTTCAGATTAGCGGAGATAAAAAAGATTGGTGAAGAAATTGAAGTGCGTCCGCCTGATGTAAACTTTTCAGATCAAAACTTTACGTGCGACCATAAAAATAGGCGTATATTCTTCAGCCTTACAAAAATAAAAGGCGTTGGCGATGTAGCCGTATCTAATATAATGGAGACACGCGCCAAAGGCGGCAAATTCTTTGATTTGGAAGAGTTCGTCAGCAGAGTTCCTAGCAAGGTGAACAAGGGGGTTATAACAAATTTGATACTTGCAGGAGCATTTGACTTGATTGAAGATTTCAAAGCACCATTACAAAGAAAAATATTGTTAGTGTGGTATTTCAATCTCAAAAGAGTGCCGCTGCCTGATATTTATAATTCCCCCGAAGCTGATAAAAATACATTTTGGGTGTTCGAACAGAAACGTCTTACGGGGTTCGGTGATGTGGATTACGAAACAATGATTAAAGACTCCATACCGAGCAAAAGGATAGCGGGGTTGTACGTAGCGGGAGATGAATTCAATAAAGCGAAGGAGGGCAGCGAAGTTGCCGTAGCAGGCAAGGTTATAGCGGTTAACGAACGTAAAACTAAGAATGGTAATATGCTTTCAATAAATCTAGAAAGCAACAACGCTATGATAGGAGTCACCGTATGGCCAGATACATGGGCTGACATGACAGAAGAAGTCACCGATCTGAACGGCAAGGTTATAGTAGTTAACGGAAGGGTTAAGATGGATACTTACCGTGGTCAAAAGGGGTTATTTTCTTGGGATAAAACAAAAATATATATAATATCATAAATCATGCTAAAGAAAATTTTTGAAGGAGATTATTTAAAGAGATTGGATAATATAATCCAATGGCAAGAAGTTGACGTAATCAAGCACGAGAGCGTAACTCAGCATTCTTACAAAGTTTTAGTGTTCGCTACAATAGCGTTAGAAGACATATTCGGAAATTCCGACAATGTTGAAGTATTAAAGTACAAATTGGATGTTATTCGACAATCCGCTTTACATGATTGGGATGAATGTTTATTGCGCCGAGATATATCCCACGAAACTAAGTATAACGATTTCAATGGCAATGCATTGAGGTCTGAATTGGATAGGTTATCAGGGCATTTAGCAGATAAACATTTTACTGAGCAAAAACACACTGGCGATATATCAGAATTTCCGGAAATAACTTCGGCTTCTAAAATGTTGAAAGATTACATACAAAATCCGGTATATGCTGTGAAAAAGTTTGTTAAATGGTGCGATTGGTTAGCTGTTGAATTTTATGTAATTAGGGAAATAGCGTTGGGTAATCAAGACTTCAAAAATAGGATAGACTACATTGACGGACGCCAATTTGAAGCTAAAGCTGAATTGGTTGAAGTGTTGTTGGAAAAGTTTCCGGCAAGTGCGTTAAACTTTGAAAAAATAATGGAATTTTAAACATAAAAGTTATAAGAAATGAGCAAAGAAGAACAAGGGAAAATGACAAAGGAAACTATTGAAGAAATACTTTCCGCGGTTACAGAAATACTTGTAAAAAAGAATTTAGATTACGGCGGGGCGTCTTTTGATTTAGGAACAAACGGGAACATGGTACACATCTGGGACAAAGCCAGAAGGTACAGGAGTTTAGTTGAAAAACAAATGAAAGGTGTGCAACCAAATTTTGAAAGTTTGGAAGATACTCTGAAAGATATTGTAGGTTACGCAGTAATCGGTTTACATATTCTAAAATCTGACCAAAATGGTTAAGTCGATAACGGTAGGCGAGTCTACCTACAAAATGATTTTTGATGAGTTTGATGAAGAAGTTGATATTGACTCTTTGTTGAAAATTGACTACTCAAACTTGATTGGCGAAATAATAACATTCCCCGTTATCGTTAACAGATTTGGGAAAATGTTAGCCGACATGGAAGCGCAAGTTTCTGAAAAGAAATTGAATGTGGACATATTTGAGGCTAAAGTGAAGGAACGTCTCAGAATTGAGATAACTAATCAAAAAGGAGGCAAGGCGGCAACGGTTGACGAGCTCAATTCGGCAATCATGTTAGATAAGGGGTTTCAAGCGATGAAGAAATCTTTTATTGAAACTCAAAAAAATCGAGACTACATTCAGAGCGTATTTTGGAGTTCTAAGGACAAATCAGGCAAGCTCGATAAATTGTCGATGAGCATGCAAACGGGGGACATTACTGATGATATGATTCAGGGCAAAGTTAATAATATAGTAATCAAAAAAACAAGAAAATTAATCGATTAATTTAAGTAAAATGACAGAAAAAAGTTTTCGTAGCCAATTTAAAGCTACACCGATTAAACAGTTGAAAAAACATGTCGAAGATGATAACACTCTTATTGGCGCAAGCAATAATGAGTACTTGACTCTTGAAGACGGTAAAACAACTAAGATAAGAATGTTCCCGCCACATCCTGGAATGGAAGATTTTTATGTTGCTAAAAAATGTTATTGGTTAAGCTTCGCCAAAAAAGACGGAGACATGGGACGCGGTACGGTTAACGACTCAAGAGTTCACGGCGGTACTAAAATGGATGTTGTTGAAGAGTATTCCAAAATGGCTACTAAATTTTGCGCTAAAGACAGCGACAAATTGGAAGCGTTGACTGGAGATAAAGATTCTTTGAAACCTTCTTACAGTTGGATGGCTTATGCCTCTAAAGTTGTATCCGATGAAGAACTGCACCCTATGTTGTGGGAATTTAAGAAAATGGTTCGTGACGCCATGAACAAACTTGCCTTTTCTGAAGAAGACGATGACGCCATCGAAATTGACCCATTCACCGACCCAGACGAAGGTCTACCAATCTTGGTGAAGTATATGAAAAACCCTAACCGCAAAAAGGGCGAACAGTATTACGAAACATCATTCCCTAAAAAGAATATTGCCTATCCTCTTTCTGACGAAGTGCTTGAAGCTTTTATGTCTTTGAAACCACTGAACGAGGTAATCGGTAAGTACAATATGCGTGAGTTTGACCGCGCGGTTGAAGGTCTTCAAAACTTCGACGAAACAAACGAAATTGGGTTGTTCGAAAACGAAGCTTGGATTGAAAAGCTTGAAGAAATTCGCGCTCAATACGATGCCGTTGACGATTCAGAAGAAGACGCAAAACCTGCTAAAAAAGCAGTAAAGAAAACGGTTGAAAAGGAAACTTCAAAACCAACTGCTAAAAAGAAAGCGGTTGACGACGAAGAAGAAGAAGCTCCTGTAAAAAAATCTGTTAAGAAAAAAGCAGGCGACGAATTTGATGACATGGATAGGGAAGAACTGAAGGAATATATTGCTGAAAACGAACTTGATGTTCGTGTCAAGAAATCATACGAAGACGACGAAATCCGTGACTTGATTCGTGAAGCTATGGCAATCACAACAGCCGCTGAAAATGCACCTGAAACGGGCGACCAGTTCGATGATATGGACAGAGAACAATTGAAAGAATTTATTGCCGAAAACGATTTGGACGTTCGGGTAAAAAAATCCTTTGAAGACGATGAAATTCGTGTCTTGATACGGGAAGCCGTGGGGGGAGTTGTTGAACCAGAACCTGAGGTTGAAGAACCAGAAGAAGTTAAGCCAAAAGCAAAAATGTCTTTGAAAGATATTCAAGACAAATTAGCAAAAAGCAAATAATTCGTAACATTCTAAAAATTGAGGGTTGTTAGCAATAGCAACCCTTTTTTATAAAAAATATATGGCTAATATAACAGACGATATAATCAAAAGATTCAATAACGAAGACGTTATTAAGCTGTCCGATAAAGACGGTTTTAAGGAGATGAAGAGTTGGGCTCACACGGGTAGTTCAGAGCTGGACTATAATCTAAGGATAATGGGATTCCCCACAGGCATAATCGAAATTGCCGGACCGAGTCGTTCCGGAAAGACCACGCTTGGCTTGACAGGTATGAAACATTTTTTAAAAGAAAATCCTGAGCTTGGGGTTGCCGTTATATTATCAAGCGAAAACCGAGACAGCAAAGAATACGCAGTTCAGCTTGGAATTAACCCGAGCAAGATTATCGTTATGAAGATACGGTACGTGGAAAAGATGTTCATGATGGTTAAGAAATTATTGGATGATGTTGATACGTTATTCAAAGAATATAAAATGGGAGAGCCGAAGTTTTACTTTCTGTGGGACAGTTTAGGAGCCACATTGAGTAAATCCGAACTAGACACTATGGAAGAAAATACCGACACTTTATCAAAGAAATTTATTAAGGGCGACGATATAACTGAAATGAAGCACGAAAAGATAGGGGCGTTTGCTAAACCAGCGAAAATGTTTGCT